ATTCTTGACAATCGTTACAATATAGTTGTGCTTTTAACACATCAATCACATCATCCATAAATACATCTATCATCTCTCTAGCATCTTTATAGCCTCTTACATATTCATCGGTTGGTTTAAGCCGTTTTAAATACTTCTTCAAAGACTTAGCCGACTTAACTAAATCTTCTCGGTACATTATTAATTGTTTGAATCTCTTATCCTCCACAATATATTTTAACTGCTCTGGTGTAAGTTGTTTCTCATGTCCTACAGGAGTACCATCTCCCCACCAATGATTATTTCGTAATACTTTGTTTGGATAAACTGTTGTACAAGCACCACATTTATCTACCAACATATATTTTGTCCATGATGGTGTTGATGATACAAATGATGTTACTTTTTCACAATTCATACATTTGACGATTGTTAAATCTTTATTCATTGTTGTCCTCCAACATTTGTTAATTAAAAAGTTTGCCTTGACTGAGAGTACATCTTAGCGTTAGTGACCTTTGAGAGGCTTATTTCTTACCTCTTTTATCCACACACCTTTGCAGGGGTATCCACCAGACTCAGCAAGTATAGCTTGCCACTCTTATCGAACTGGTTATCTGCACAATTAATAGGTTCAGTCGAAGGCTGCCGCCCTGCTAATTAACATTCTCCCGAAGGATTAGTTAAACCTGACCGTTGGTCATGAACATAGCGTCTTGCGAACAAACTATGCATCCCCTCTAGTTTCCGCAGGGATTGAGTGTCCTTTACTCCAGAACGCCGTGAGTTTCTGCATTTTCTGTTAATAAACGTGTGTTTTGTTAGTTAACAACGTTTTAGAAAGGCATGGAAGGGGGTGAAATGTCCACTCACAGTTATCTAGCTATATCCCTTTCGGGACACAATACTATGAGACATCTCTATGCTCTCTAGGCAACAATCCTAAAGCTTACATGGTCATCCTTATCTGTATATCCTTCCTTACGGCTAGGATTCAGCATGAGGGACTAATTACAAGGGCAGCTGTTGTACTTTCCTCATAATCTGTGTGTTTACTTATTGATGTTACCATCTCACTTGACACTTACCAAGCCAAGATAATCAACCATACGCTGCTCAAAGAGACTTACGCAGGCTCATTACACTACACACTTGCATACTCAAACATTCAATGAAGAATGTCGCCTACTAACCCACCTAACGGGTGTTTCGACTTTATATCTATTTCTAGATTTATCTAACGAGAATATGCTCCCGAATACATTTAAGGCTGTAATTCACCTATAAAATCTTTACTTTGGATCGGTAAGCGTTAGACTACTCGCCAGTCACAATCAATACTTATATTGCAGTATACTACAACAGATAGTCCGTCAACTATCACAATCCAAAATTACGTGGAAACTTGGGGTATTTGATTCCCTGCATTTAAAGGTGGACAAAATACTCCGAAGAGCAACCCCAAGTAAAAACCATTTATAGAGTAATTACTCCCAAGGACATAAAGCATCTGGATACTTATGCATCAGATAACTTAAGTCAGCGGAATATTCAACAATAACTTGTGATAATGTATCAAATACATACCATAAGCCACCGCTTTGTTTACCAATAGACATAGTATGTCCTCCACATTGGTTATAAAATTGTTTGGTTATAGTCCTTTCAAGACTGTTTATAAATTATAAACTAATTGTAGACGGGATGGCTTTACCTCCAACTCTTTTACGCTCCTCCATTGGGTTGGATACCCAAGCGCCGAGTCTTTGGATTAAATCACTGGAGAGTGACCTGCTTCCATTCAGCCCCGTCTTCAACAAGTTACAGTTTAAATGTAAAGACATTTGCAACTGCACATCAACGGCTCTCCGAGAGCGGAAGATGTTCTATCAATCAGTCAACACTTAACACTATCGGAAGTGTGTGTTGGTCCAGCATCGCCACGAGGAGGCTTGACTATGATGCCATGTTGGATGATAGGTTTACATCACCCTTGGTCGCTCTATTCCACGATACTCATGTTCACCAGACACAAGCGTTACCACGTTATTATCATTCACATTTCTATCCTACGAGGTCAGATAGATCGGGTTCCTCGTTAGTCTTACAGCCGTCGCTTGCAGGGATTCGGAACGCTCCCTTAAGTATTTGGAGTTAAGTATAAGTTACATATATATATTAGTTCTATATGTGTGTATGTGTTGGTTATCCGTTTATAAACACTACTATTGATGAGACCAGTAGCTAGGCATTTATACCGACAACAAGACAGTAATATAGGTAAACAAGGCAGTTCCAAAAGGAACCACCTTGCCTTGAAACCAGTTACAGACTAAGGTGCAGGACCAATGATGTGCCAACCATCTTTAAGATAGGTCTCAACATGATGCGAAGGAATCGTAATAGACTTACGCTTCTTCTTCACAATAGTCTGTTCAGGTGCTGGCATATCAGCGTCAGTTATAACAACTGGACCCTGGTTATCCACAGCTTCCATAAAGCTCATCTGAGCCATAGCGATATCTTCCTCGCCACGGTTCATGTGCTCTTGAGCCTGATACAGATTCTTCTGTTGAAGATGGTTGTTAGGATCAACTTTGAATTGACCCCTAGTCACCCTGTGTCTTTGCTGGAATGTGTTTTGTATGCGTATCATACATAACCTCCATTAAAGAGTTAACAAGAATACTCCGAAAAGAATAAATAATGTAAAACAGAAAATAACGTAATTCGTATATCGAAAGTCCCCTGATAGGGGGAGTCCCAATGTATATAATGACGCATACCAAAATGACACAATTTTTAAAACCATTGATATTTGGATATTAAATAATCATATTTCATGGAAAGTAAGTATTTTTCATAATCCCCAAAAAACATAATATTTATTGACTACTATTGACACTTACTCTAATTTCAAGGGTGTGTGGGTGGGCTTAAATAATAAATATAAAAAAAATTAAATATAATATATATAATAACTGAAGAGGAGGTTTAGCAGTAAATTTCTATATGGCAAAAGTCATTAAAGAAATAGCTAATATGTCAATCACAGGGCAGGAGTTTGTTTTAAAGAACATGGCTCAGAAACTTGTCCCAATATCAATAGATGGCACAGTATATATGATACCTAAAGAGGTAAGTGAGTTAATCGAAATGTTAGTTGCTGACACTAGTGAGACAGTACAAAGTAAAAAAGACACACCATACGGTATATGATGAATTAGACGAAGTTCCTCCACAGATTACTATAAATAAAGATTGGAGGAATTCTAATATACATGACTGGGTACTTGCCGATGATGGAGGAGTTTTGCAAGTTTTAAGAAAGGGACTAATGCAGAAGGCAAGAGGGAAGAAGAGAGAAATAAGTTATATAGGCACTTGTACTGGTACATATCCATGCACAAAATCTGCTGTTTTAGATACTTCAAGAAGAAAGAATATATATTCTTTTAGTGGAGAATATTCGCAGACTTTAATAGAACAAAGACGTAAATTAACAAGCAATGAGGAAATATTTGTACAGTATCTAGCGTGTGGAATCCCAATGAGGGAGGCGTATCTAAAGGCTTTTCCTACTAATGACGAGAGATACGCTTTATCACAAGCAAAGACAATAACTAAAACAGATAGGATAAAAACTGCTATGAAGAAAGAATTAGAACCTATAGTAAATGAGCTGGGGATAACTCCAGAATATGTGTTAGGAGTAATAAAAGATATAGCTGAAGTATCTGAGAGAGATGAGACTAGGCTAAAAGCCGTTACAAAATTATCTGATATATTAGATTTAGAGGACAAAAACACTACAAGAGTCACTCAGTTGACTGGTGCAGTTTTCCAGGGGTTTTCTGAGGAGCAAATAGACAAGGCTTCAAGACCTCTGGAGATAGAAAATGAATCCAAATGATAAAACCGTAGATGAATTTAGAAAAGATGGCGATGGCAATATAATAGGTTGCCCTAAATGTGGGGCAAGGTCTTTAAGAAAAGACGGTTTTTCTTATTATAGAGATAGTAAAAAGCAACAATGGTTTTGTCAGGCTTGTTATAGAAAAACATTAAATCCTGCGATTGTTGAGAAGTCCCCTTTCACAGTAGCAAAGCGTGACCCTGAGTTAATGCCTGTGGAAGACATTATAGAATTTAGAAAAAAGCAATACACACAAAAGAAAATATCAAAAGAAACCAGAAAATTAGTAGATATTGCTATTAATATAGATGGACCAATAGGTATTGCACATTTTGGAGACCCTCATGTTGATGATGACGGAACTGATTTATCACAAATTATTCATTACATGGATGTTCTCAATATCACCGATGGAATGTATTGTGGTAATCTTGGAGACATTCAAAATAACTGGATTGGCAGGTTGGCTACTTTATATGGTCAGCAATCGACTTCTGCGGTAGAATCATGGAAATTAACAGAATATTTTGTAAATAAAGTAAACTGGTTGTATTTAGTTGCTGGTAACCATGATGTATGGAGTGGAGATGGCGACCCTTTAGAATTTATCATGCGTGACCATACAGGTCTATATGAGAGATGGGGAGCGAGGATGAATCTTGTATTTCCTAATGGAAAGGAGATAAGAATAAATGCAAGACATACTTTCAAAGGTAATAGTATATGGAATACTGCTCATGGCGTTGCTAGGGCTGCTCAAACTGGTTGGTCTGACCATGTCCTCACTTGTGGGCATACTCACATATCTGGTTATCAGGTAATCAAGAATCCTGCTAGTGGTCTTATAAGTCATGCTTTACAAGTTGCATCATTTAAGATAATGGACAACTATGCAGATAAACTGGGATTAGATGATAAAAATATCTTTAATTGCCCAGTTACTATTATAGACCCAAGATATGATGATGACGATAATAGGTTAATAACTACAATATTTAATCCATTAGTTGCCTGTGAGTACTTAAATTACTTAAGAACAAGCTATAAGGTTAAAAAACAGAAGAAAACTTGACCATTTTTAGTATATAAGCTTAAATTATAGGTGTAAATGGCTAATATAAACTCAAGAAATGTCTCAAAAGCGGAAGAAACATTAGAATTAGCACATAATGACTTAATTGCATTTGGTAAATTATTCCTACCAGATGATTTTATGCGTTCCGAAACTCCATTTTTTCATTATGAAGTAGCAGATGCTGTTATGGACAATGATGTTAGGCAATTAGGTGTAATTTTACCTAGAGGTCATGGAAAAACAGTTATGACTAAAGCTAATATCTTGCATGACTTTGTTTTTACTCAAGAACCACTCTTTTATGGATGGGTTGCTGCTTCTTCTAAAATTAGTGTACCTAATCTAGACTATGTAAAATATCATCTTGAATATAATGATTCCATTAGATACTATTTTGGGGATTTGAAGGGGCGTAAATGGACTGAGGATGATATAGAATTAAATAATGGATGTAAGTTGATATCTAAATCAAATCTGTCTGGTATTCGTGGAGGAGCAAAACTTCACAAAAGATATGACCTTATTGTATTAGATGATTTTGAGGATGAGAACAATACAATTACTCCAGAAGCAAGAAATAAGATATCTAATCTAGTAACAGCTGTAGTCTTTCCAGCATTAGAGCCTAAGACCGGCAGATTGAGAATCAATGGTACTCCTGTACATTATGATGCATTTATACAGAAAATTTTAGTTGGATATGAGAAAGCTCAAA